CAATCTTCTGGATCACCAAGTTTTGAAGATACTACGGTATTAGGATTATTCGCATCTACTCCCCATACTCTCTCATTCCAAACACAAATAAACTTTAACTTTGATGGACTACCTCCTAATAATCCTACGGTAGGAACTGCACCTTCAACTTTAATAGGATTATCTTTTGTAGTTGATCCATTTGCTCCAATGGCAATCCCGGCAAAGTTTACCCAAGTCCAATATACATCGTCCGGTAAATCCAGTGTGCTAGTTACATCAGTGGTAATTCCAGATGTGTCACTTGCATATAAACGATTACTAGATGTAGATAAAACCCACTCATCACCGGCATCATTTAAGTATGAATGGAGAGATGTAATTCTTTTTGGATAAGTTATATCTCCCCATACATTTACACCTGATCTTGAAGTAAGATGGTCATCTTCATTAAATTCAAAATTTAAGGAATCCACTAATTCATCATCAGCCAACAAATCAGGAGGAACAGATGTATTTATTCCTCCCGAAAAGGAACGCTGTAAGACAATAGTATCTTGTACTGGATTTGGTGGATTCATAAAAGTTCAAATGATTTGAAGAAATTATTTAATCAATAAATACATCCACCAGAAACCACCAATCATATACATATCTCTACCAATTGTAGAAACTGTAGGTTGACTAAGTTTAGGACTACTAAAAATAATATAAAGTAATAGTCCTACAATACAAATAAACGCTGGAATACTGTTTATATGATACATAATTTTTACCACGAGGAAGTTATATTAAGGATAACTTCTGAGTGTGAAGATAAATCTTCACCATCCATTGTTAAAGCGTGAAGGATCGAAACGAACTAATTGTCCTCTATAATTAGGAACATCATTATCAGATAAACAACGATAATGATCTATAACCGTATGTTCTCGTTCCTTCATATCATTAAGAGAGTTTTGATACAGTTGTAAGTGAATACCTGCTGCATCTGCATCTTCATCATCCATTGCCATTAGATAACGCATCTTATGTTTAAGTAAAGGAATAATATTAGATGTTACAGGAAGAACTTGTGTAGTAGTTAATTTATCCGGTGCGACCTGTGTAAATACACTATAAGCAACTATAGCAGAAGGAACAGGCCACATACCTACACGTAAAACCATCTCATCAAACGGAATGGGAGTTGTTGTATCTGCAACTAAATCTTCAAAGTAAAAGAATCTTGGAGAACCAGATTGAAATATATTTGTATATCTTGCCTTAATTCTTTCCAAAGGCATATACTCTAAGCGTTGAGAATTATCGGATGTCAACCAAGCACGTATATCTAAGTGATCTATTGGAAGTTCATATACTCTAGTTCCGATAATCGAAGTAACAATAGTTATACGCTGAAAATGTTTCCAATTAGTTGCATTACCAAATTCAGTAAGAGCTTCCTGTAACCAAGAAAGACACAGAGCATTATACCCTGTATCATCTTGAGTCTCAGAAGCATCTCTTTGAATTGTAGTAAGAAATTCAGAAACTAACATAATTTCCTTTATTCAAATCATTTGAATTATCTATGATTACGTGCTCTACCTGTATAAACATCCGTACCGAACCATTCAGTCTGAATATCACTCTCAAACACAATATGTTCGTCATTTGCACTATGAGCAATAGCCATATGATTTGAAAGATACTGTAAACATTCTTCTCTTCGTGTTGGTGGAACTCTCTTCCATTCATTATAAAGAAGAACTATTTTTCCTTCATTATCAATCCTAGTTCCCATATCTCTTACTGCATCATAGTTGCATCCCTTCCTACGACACATAGATTTTGTAAGAACTACTCTTCGACGAACTGTAGTAAGATTATCAGGACGAATTTCCCTAACAATCATAGGTCTTCCTTCTCTACGAAGTACAGGAGGAGGGGGAATTTCTGGTTCATATACATCATCTGGAACTTCTTCAATATCCTGCTGTTCTATAGATTCTTCAATTGCATCCAAAAAATCTTCATCCTCTTCAAAATAGGAATTTGTTTTTCTTGTTTCAACTGTTGCGGTTTTTTTACTCATAATCGTTCCTGTTTGAAATTAAGAAAAAAGGGATACCAATACACATCCCACATAGATTAGCATCCCTTCTCATTCAAAAGTTAGCTTCTCCCAATCATTTCATTACTAACTTCTAAACTTTCTTTGGTTTTGCATTTAATTCAGCCATATACTGCTTAATTTCAATTGAAGCATCCTGAAGAATACGAGCAATTCTATCATCCGTACCCAAATTATCAGCATCTTGATTTGCAAACATTTGTGCAAATGCGTCAATCTGACTTAATGCAAGACTAATTAAATAATTTTTCCAGTTCATATAATCTCCTTATGCGGTTAGAAGTTCAAATGATTTGAAAACTAACCTTTCCTACCACGAGCAAAGATCGGAGGAGTAGGAGTATCAGGACTAATATCACTAAATGCTTGACCTAGTGCTACTAACTTATCTCCAAAATCATCTACCAATTTCTGATCTGCTGGATTAGGTAGATTGATTTTATCATTCAAATCCTTAAATTCTTGAGTTAGTTCAGCAAGACTAGCAGTAATACGATCTACACCAGCTTGCAATTTTGTTTGATCTAAAGCCATTTTTTTAATCTCCTTTAAGATTCTACGATTTTGAGTTTCCAACAATTGTAATTGTTGAGCAATATTAAAGAGGATTGTTCCTGTAATTTTATAACAATTACAAAACATATCTCCTCCTAACTTTTTTTTGGAAGTTCTTTTTTTCTGACGACAAATCCGGGATTCCACTTAGAAGTAGTTTCCGTAATTGGATTAGGATCAATTTCGTCCTTATGTGTCTGTGCAGTAGCAGAATTAACCTGTGTTGGGTCAGTTCTAGTTGGCCCAATAAAACGAATAGGTAGAGAGGGTTCCTCATCTGAAATAACATCTTCGTTCAAATCAATAAAATCCTTATCTTCTAACTCACCCTCTTCTGTATCTTCTCCCAAGTATTCGTCATCATCTTCGTATTGTTTTGGATTGGCCATAATTAACTCCTTTTGGAGTCCATTGATGTGTCTCTCTAGGCGCGCCCTTAGGATTTCACGAAATGTTCCACATCGCCGGACATATTCAAATGATTTGAATTAGTTACCGTGGATAAATATATCAGCAAGATTACCTGCTGAACCATCTGTCACAGCTTGAATACCCTTCATAGCTGCTTTAACACCTGCTTGTAGTTGAGCAAGGGTTGCAGCAGTAGTTGTAAAGGTAGGAGTAGTCAACCTACCGGCAGTAGCACCTGCTCCAAGAATATCTCCCCTAGCAGAAGCATCTTCCACATTTACATTCTTTACAAATCCGTGAATAGTCAAGAAGAAATAATATTGATCCGGAACCGCAACTTCAGCAACACCATCAACAAGATCGGTGGTGGCAGCAGTTTTCACTACGGCATATGGATCATCAGTTTCCCCAAACTTCTTCATACAAGCATCGCCTGCTAGAATAGCAGCATCAGCACGAACATATCGGTATCGTTTATTTGCAGCATAGTTAGATACAGTATCAACTCCTGTAGTTCCAATACCGTTTGTATTGTAAGTCCGAGTAATTGTTCCTTGACCACCAACTACTTCGGTAACTTCCACTCCGAGTTCGTGTTCAGGAGTTGCGCTAACAGATGTGACATCAATTCCTAGTTCTTTAATAGCCATAATTTCTCCTTTAGATTTAACTAAATTCAAATGATTTGAATTTATTTTATCGAATGAAATGATAAAATAAATAATGAAATAATTATGTTAAATCCGTAAGCCTCCCATTACGACCACGATTACTAACAGTCATATTCGCATAGAGAATGACATTAGAAAGTTTAGCATCTTGATCGGTCGGAGAAACAAAATCAGAAACGACAAAGTCCTTACCCTTACCAACAACAAAATTTAGATATTCCGTTGTTAGGAAAAGCATCTGATGTTCGTCAGTAGCAAGGTCTTCAAATGGCATATCCTGATCGAAGACAATTGGAGTTCCCTTGAACGTAAGATTCAAGAATCCTGCGTCACCTAGACGAGTATCAAGAAATCGTTCATTGGGAACAAGTTTTGCTTCGTATTGTTCAAACAAATATTGATCCGTAAGAATTAGTCGAGGACGAACATTCTTACGTGATACACTATTGTAAATAGTTGTCATACGAGCAAGACCAACAGAAGCAAAAGTTGCAGTTCCACCAATCCATTGATTCCTCCACCACACGTCTACGTTAGAATCAATACCACCTACAGTTGACCAAGCTGCGCCATCTTCAACAAGAATACCAAGCCCTGTCAAATCCTTTCCACCATTTCCCGTTCCATCTCCGTGAAGCATCCTAGAAACTTCAAGTTCCATAGACGTATCAAGTTGCATAATCTTGGTTTTAAGAAGGTTAATAACCTTAGTCTTAGAACCCATATTGATGAACTCTTCTCGACCTGAAATGGAAACTGTACCCGCCACTTGCTTCCAAGCAAACTCAGCAGCCGTGATTCCTGTTTGTGGAGTAGTATCAAGTACGTCATATCCATCATATGATTTGACCGTAGTATTGCGACCGTACATCAAAGGCTCAACGATGGTCAGACCTCCATCTTCAGTACGCATAAAACCCTTACTCTTCAATTCATAGAGTAAAGCTTCGTGACCAGTCAAGTTATCTGCCATCTGATTACGATAATTTTTAAGTGTAGTGGCAGCAAGTACACTAAAATTTGGATTAGGCATATCAAATCTCCATAATATTATTGATTTACTCGTTCGCTTTGCAAAGTTCGTAAATTCAAATGATTTGAAAAGCCACATTAAGCAAACATCTCATCCCAAGATTGTTTGATAATATCATCAATACCCACGGCTCGTCTCTTGTCCTTACTAGAACCGTTGACGCCTTTCGCTGTACTGAGATTTGCTGCCTTTTGCATAAGTGCAGCCGCATCCCCTTTTTTCTGGGGAGTAGTCTTACTATCACTATCCTGAGTTGTGGCTTTAGGTTTTTCAACTGGTTTAGAACCACGAATTTTTTGTACCGTATCCCAAGCCTTTTGAACACCTAAATCAGGATTGATTGAAAGAATTTCTTTCATTGCTGGAACTGCATCTTGAAACTCTTTTCCGTGTTTTTGTAGTAAAGAAGTTACAACACGTTGTTCCTTTTCTTCGTAACTCTCTCTTTGAATTGGTTTCAAAGATTCACTAATAGATTCTTGTAGTAACTTTTTAATTTCCTTCTTAGTTAATGGAATATCATCATCTTCATCAACATTATCATTATTAGATTGTTGAGTTTGTTGATTCTTTAATCCAGTTGCCAATGTTTCAAGAAGTTCAGTTATCTTATCAACAGAGGATTCTAGTGACTGAAATCTGGATTCAACGGGATCATCCGATTTACCAGAATCCGAAGCACTAGCTCCGTCAGATGCCTCAGAGCTTTTGTCCGAATCCACCGCATTGGTATTATCGGACGTATCCTCTTTCAAATCATTTGAATCCTCTGCTGGTTCATCGGAGATAGTATCATTATTCCCGAATACCATTTCTCCTGAATCATCAGTTTCAAAATCTCCTTTTAATTCTGAACCCCAATCATCTCCAAACAAATCATTTAACTTTTTTTGGTCAATAGCCATTTTAATAACTCCCGTTGTAATATAAGAATTGCGGTTCTTATGAATGTCTCATTTTCTGAAATCTATTTTGTTGAGTAACCGTTGCTCCATCTGAACTAATATCAACTCCTCGAAGTTGGTCAGCAACAAAATGTTCAACTCTTCTATCATGTTTATCTTGTCGTTCCTGCTGAAGTTCTACAGTTTTCTTTCTAACTGCATTTACATTTCCTTCAGTTGCAGGAACAAGATATTTGTTATCTTCCTCAAATTCTGATTTAGAAAATACAGTCTTACCAGAATGAGTTACAGTTCCATTCCAATGTTTATCTGGTTGCATACTTGGAGCAGATACTTGAATAATTGCTGGATTAGCACACGGTTCAAAATCATCATCTAAAAAAATACAAGTAATCTGTTCCTTACGATCTTTGATCCTCATCAAAACTTCAAACTCATTATGGTAAGGACATTTGTAAACGTACAAAGGCATCTGAACTCCTTTATTCAAAATTTGAAAAGTTTAGGCTTTCTAGCCAGTGGTCTGGGAGTCCTTAATAAAGGAACTGCACGAACTGCTGGCTTCTTAATTTTGATTGCAGTAGCTTTAATTTGCTTTAGTAATTGTTTTGCACCTTTCATAATTACTCTCCTTTTAGTTTCTTAACTTTAATTACAGGAACTTTAATAATATCCAAAGCATTATCTTTTACAGAAATTTTAACTCCATTTTCAAGCCAAATAGTAGTTGGATTATCTTTCTTATCCAAAGCTCCTATTGTAATTCCAAAAGATTTTAATTCTTTTTCTGTCATTTAACCACCCTGTCCAAGTTGAAGACCTGATTGATTCATTAGTGGAGCAAGTCCACCTTGACGTTGTAAGTCTTGTACAGTTTGAACTTGAGTATTGGGTTGTGGTTGTTGCTGTACTTGTTGAATATTATTCAAATCATTTGAATATTGTAAAGGTTGATTAGGAACTAATGCAGGAGCAAAGAACCTTCCCGCATCCTTAACATCTAAATTCTCAAACATCCACTTAAAAAACTCTGTCCAATTTAACTGTACTCCCAACTGTTGAAATAACTGTGCTTGTGGAACAAGAATCTGCATTAACTGTAAAGCTTGTTGCCTCATTAACTGAGGATCAGACTTAGGAGCAGCAACTGACTCCATTGTCATATCAACAGGGTCTTGAATATCATCTACAGAATATGATACCCAATATTTTCCTTCAGGGCCAGCAATACGAATAATTTGATTTGTCAACATATTAGACTTGATGTGAGCAAGAATATCTTCTCCTACACCAAGTACAAAATTATCCATTGACTCAACCCGATCATCTAACTTCATCCTAAATAGATTACCTCTAGCATTAACTTCACCTGCTGTAGTCCTAGAAGGTAATGCTCCACCTTGAATCAATGAATCCTGACCAGAAAGCTTTTGAAAATCATCTTGAATCCTAGCTTCAATAATCTGATGATCTGTTGACATCGAAGCATCGTTAATGGGAAGAACAGTATTCAATGCTTTTACAAAAATGTGTGTTCCATCCTCCCCATCAAGAAGTTTATTCACTTCATCTGGTTCAATCTGATTAGCTACAACTTCATACTTACGATTAAATCTCCGTCCGTGTCTAAACATTCTAGTACGAACTGCATTTAGTTCGTGTTGTTGATCTTCTACCGCCAAAGCAAGGCCCATAGGAAAAGGACAATCAGGGATAGGGATGAAATCCACCATCCTATAAGGAAATCCGTCAAGATAAGGATAAGGCCATTCTTTTTCCACCAATGGAGGAAGGACTCCATCTGCAAAGAGATAATATTTTTTATACTTTTTATCAAAGACTTTGTAGAGAACGGCAAGTTCATCTTCTTCATTATACTCTGTTCGTTCTTCATTGGTATACGACCTATCAAGATTAAGAATATCGTGACGACAAGTTACTGTATAAACACCTGATTCGATTTTATTTACTGTACTTTTCAAATGATTTGAATTTGCTAGTACATCTCTCAACGGCATATAGATAATTTCAGCACACCATCGGCTAGTAACCAAATCCTGTTCCGTAGCCATATAATCCCAAAGAAAATTATAAGGAGATACTCTCTTCGCATACGGTGCTTCAGCTTTAATATAATCAGCATATACAATTTCTCCGTCGGCTTTACTTATAGCTTCATCAAGTTCTAAATTGTATCCTGTTTCAAGAATACCGTGTCCCATAATCACACAGTCTAATGCTGCACGTTTGATTTGAGAATGGATTTTACGTTCTTTGTATTCATAGTTGAGAACAGCACCTTGAAGCTTCGCTCCGATAACGTCAGTAGGCTTAGTTGGATGACATACAAATTCAGGTTTCGTAGATATGAGAAACGGAAGCATATTCTGAATTGTGCTACCAGTGAGATTAACGGTAATTTTATTTCTACGATTATCAGACTTAACCATCTCAACAACAATATCATCAGCATCATTCCAATGTTTGCCTCTGTATAAGTCATAAGCTTTATCCCAATTATCTACCCCATTCCAATGAGCTTGTCTCCAACGTAAAGCAGAACGTAATCTATTCTGCCATATCTCATAGGTATCATCACCTGTCTTCTTTTCTTTATACTTTGAAGATACAACTTCTGCTTTATGCTCCCGATAAGCAGATACATCATTAGCTTGGATTAGCTTTGATTTAGTTATACCTTTTTGATATGTTCCCATAAAATAAAATTCAAATCATTTGAATATTAAACCCAAAGTCTTTGAGAATTTCTCTTTCGTTCCATCTCTCTAATAATTCCTTCACAAGAATTTCTAGGAGGAATCCTAGGTCTTTCGTTTGGATGTTCAATGTGCATAGTCTTTGCAAGTTGCATAGCAATCATCAACGACATTAAAAGATCATCCCTTCTTCCAATAGCTGCTGCTAGTTTTCCATTCGTATGTTTAACAAAAGTACGAAGTTGTTTAACCAGTTCTATATCATACACCTGAACGTGGTTCTTTGTCAAGAGATTTTTTGTATCACTAATCATCAAATCTCTAGTGACTCCATTAGTTACCCAACCATATCGTAATGGTTTTCCTTTTACCATTCTAACTACGGGTTGAAAATATAAATTAGCATCTGGATAATTATGTTCAAGTTCTTGAATGGTGGAATAACCACCTTTGTCATTCAATTCAATTCCCAACAAAGCATTGTTAAAAAGCTTAGATAACCAATATGAAACACCTGCAAATTCAATGGAACCAATAACTTGTTCATAAGTTGCAACAGTAGAAAGTTCTGGTAATGCTAGAACTACTAATGCTGAAGGATCACCACCTTCTATTCCTTGTGCTCCATCTCCACCTATTACATACCTTTTTCCCGGTATAGGGTCTTGATATACTTTAAGTTCTCCATATAAAGCTTTATGAAATTTCTTCTTTGCATCAATAATTGTTTCATCGTGATAATATTGGAAACGTCTACAAGTAATGGGATATTTTTTGAGTTGTTGATAAATTGGTTCAGTAACTCTATTTGGAAATACATTAGTTGCACTTGTGGAAAAAGCATCTTCAACTGTCAAAGGATATTCTTGTCTAAAGATTTGTTTATCATCTTGACACTTCTTATGTATCGTTCTACGTCTCCAAGCAAGTCTACACATAACTTGATGATGTAACTCAGCAGGATTAGTTTTCAAATCATTTGAAGAATCCCAAAAAATAACTTCCTTTTCAATCTCGTCATAAACATCTAACTCGTTACCATATACGGAATCCTGAGTTGTAGATAAGTCGAAATAAATCCCATTCTTGGAAAGATGGATAGTGTACGTGTCATCTGCAATCCACGAAATAAATACTTTAACAAAACCGTTCTCCTCGTTATCCCAATAATCTTTAGCATAACCTTCACCTTTTGCAGTAGTTTCAATAACGATTGAAGTTCCTGCTTCTTCTGGAACAGCTTGGTAAAGTGAACCAAGCATTGATTTAACATCAACTCCATTCTCTTCAAATAAACCAAACTCAGTTATCAATGCGTGATTATAAGTATAAGAACGCCCAATTGATTTCTTAGCTGCTGTTACAGAGTCAACGTGATTGTCTAATCCTATATCTCCGCTTTTTGCATATTCAGTTAATGAAGTTGCAAAATAAGTTTCCTTCCGATTCATATTACGAATGGAAGGTTTGAGAAGAGGATTACTTCTTAAATAGTAATTTTGAAACTTATCTTGTAATCCTTCTGAACCTTCATCATCGTGAGCAATTAAGATAATATTCTTTTCACTATTCATTGTTGCAATCCAGAACATCAAAGCAACCCAATAGGTTGTTGATCCTGTCTGTCTGGATTTAATAACGTAAACTCTAACTGGTTTACTTTGTGATTCTAAATCACTTACAATAGAATTGAGTTTACGTTGCAACTTGTTAAAGACCAATCTTTGTGGTCTACCTTGCTTATTCTTAATCTTGAGATTGACATATGCGTATTTCTCAAAGTCTTCACGAAGTAGTGGAAGATTTTGTTTGATGTATTCAGTTTCCTTTGGATGAATTCTCATAAATTCAAATGATTTGAATATTTGTCAATTAACAAACTCGAAATGCAGCAAAGCATCATTTCTTCATTCGTCAATTGACGAATTCGAAATCTTCTTGATTTATCAACTCTTCCCATTTGTAAGGAGTTACTATTTCTTTTTCAGTTTTCAAATGATTTGAATTTATTTCATCAAGGTTAAAGACTTCTTCTGGTCTAGCATTGAGAGCAGTTGGGATTTCTTTAACCTTGATGATCTTTTCATACTCAACATCAATTGGATTAACACTTTTAGACTCCTCTTGACGAATTTGTTGTTCAAGTGAAATGTTCACATCAACATTGGATTTACGTGATAAATCACCTGTATATTCTGCGATCATTTTGATAGCTGACATTGCAGACTTATCGTTTCCATATTCTGCGATATTACGCAGCTTGCTAAATCCTTTAGAGTGGAGGAATAGTTTAGCTTGAGTCTTACTATAGTTTGCAACACAAACCATAAATTGTGTATCTTGCATTAGTTGAATGGACTGATACATTGTCAGTCCGAATTGTTCTTCCAATTCATTGATTGTGGAACAATTACCACTAGCCATTGCTATTAAAATTTTTTCTTTCAAATCATTTGAAATAAAATCAATTGTTTTCATAAGTTAGTTCTCCACTCACAAACATATTATAACACAAGCGAATTCGCTTGTCAAGTACTATTTTCAAATAAATAAAATTTATTTTTATTTCAAATGATTTGAACTTTTGGGTTCCTTCCTGTGAATGAATCTTTCTACCATCTTCCTAATGTAGAATCCTAAAGGGATTCTACTAACACTTATTAACTTCGTTAATTATATTAGGATAATAAGTTAATAATATATTAGTTATATTATTATAGGCAGTATACTGCCTATAATTATTATAAACTCATAAGATATTTATATCTTACTCATATTATTTTTTTTATTCTTATTATAATTCAAATCATTTGAATATTTATTAACTATATTAAAAAATATTTTGTGTGATATAACAGGTTATATAAAATTTATTTTGTGTGTTATATCAACTTATCAACTAAATAGGGTGATACAGGTTGGACATATCCCATACCTGTACTGCTGGTACCAGCAGTGTGTACTGCACTCCGTGCACAAATATTGAACCCTGCACACAGTACACAAGCCAAGTCCATACCTGTACTGCGGAATCCGCAGTACACTTCTGTACCGCCTGTACTGCGACACAATGGGTACACACCTGCAACGCAGGAATGGGTACACTGGACTCGATTAGATCGCGCACGATTCGATTTCTTTTTCTTCAAATCATTTGAAGTACACGATTTCGTGTATTGAGTATTCCATTTCGTATAATCGCTTAACTTTAATTGAATTAATCATTTGACTCAACTTCATTCAAAATTGTATTGAAATCATTCAACCATTTGGTATAATTCCAGAATCGAACAATCCTTTGTTTTCAACAATTTAGCTTTGGCACAGTGATTGCCATTCTCGAACTCGTCGAAACGAAGTGGAGACGACGAGAAAAGAATTGTCATCCCCTCGGAGTTCCGCCTGCCGGAGTGACTCACTCTGCCCCTCTGGGGCAGCGTTCGTTTCTACAGATTCCGCCGCCCCTTCGGGTTTCCCCAGAGAGGCGGGTTGCGAAATAATTTAAGATCAAATGCGAATTTGCTTGACTCAAATGCGAATTTGACAATAATAGCACCTGTCGCAATCAAGCGACCACTATCAAGGAGGATCATGAAAACAGTCATAATTAAAAACGGAATTACCGAGTTCGAGAGGTTTGAAGACCAACCTATCGAAAAGCATCCCAGCGTAATCAGAGATGCCGTTCTTCACGGCCTTGCCACGTACACCGATAGCTACGGGGCAGAGTGGACGGCGACCCGCAACGACGGGCCGCAGAAATATGCAATACAAAGGGCGGGAGAGCGTGTGATCGCAACTCATCACCCAGACGGAAGCGTCACACATATGGCGCGGTTCGTCGCGCCCGGAAACAGTTTTGCGGGCGGCGGTTGGCTCGCTATTGAGCAGATTGAAAAAAGCTACACCGCTGAAGAGCGGAAGCTTTTGGGAAAATAATGCGTATCTCAAACCTTGACCTTTCTGAGACTGAGGTTGAAAAGCTTCAGTCTCTCGCAAGGGAGAAAGGGCACGCCTCCTTCGACGAAAGAAAAAAAAGAAGTTCAAATGATTTGAACTTTGAACTTCAGAAAGGAAAAGAAAATGGAAGAATTAAGAAAAGAAATCGAAGAAACTCGAATGATCCTGCAAAAATTACGCAAAGATTATGCAGATAATCCAACTGTCAAACAACAAATAACTAATACAGAAAAGAAACTAGCTATATTAGTCAGAATAGCAAATTAGCTCAAATTTCACTTGACAACACAATAATCTGAGAGTATACTCTCACTCGAATAGGAGACAACACAATGCCTTACTCACCACATAGAACAGCGTTCGTTACAGTGTATCACTCAACGAATATACATACTTCACTTGACACACTACTGAAAGTAGCAGTAAACTCTGCCATCACATCATACTGGCAGAATCTAATTACTGCTCAACAATTGGACTTGTTCCTGTACGAGATTAGTTTGTAACAAGTCGAAACTATCCACTTGACAAATGGATAGTCTAGGAGTTAGACTCCTACTGATGAGACTAGATCATTTGAGAAATGTAGATAATTGGAGATAAGACAATGTACGAAGTTAAACTGAGTTGGGAAAATGGCCGCAAAGAAACAAAGTCTTTTGACGACTACAACGATATGATTTCCTACTTGGCGGACAACCTGGATGCCGGTTTCCGGGTGTGGAAAGACGGCGAGCAGATCAACGAAGCTGACGTTGCCCGCGACGTGGAATTGGTTTCCTAAACACGAACGCGGAATCACTTACAGGAAATCAGATGATAGCTGGCTACTTGCTAGCTTTCAGGAACTGATGAGACTCAAATCATTTGAAAGGATTATATGAAACTATTACTTTATAGTGAATTAGACGATTCACAAAAAGAAGAAGTGAAAAGAAGATATGTTCATTGGAAATATGATACAACTTCTTTAACTTTTGAAGATTGGGCAAACAAACATTCTTTCTATATTAGAAAAGATGGAAAATTGTCCAATAAGCATAAACACTGTGAACCAGACTTTTATGCTGATAGTTTCAAAAATAACTCTTGACAAATGATTTTAGATGTGATAGAATGTACTCGTTGAATGGGAAGTAAATTTAAGGTAACAAACATTCGCATTAAGTCGAATTACTTACTTTCCATTTAAAGGGTTAAACGCTTAAACGATTCAAACTTAAAAGAGGACAATCAAAATGAACGAAATTACAGGAAAAGTTGTTTGCGTAGTCGAAAAGAAATACTACTTGGTAGTAAATTACGCAAAGGTCCGCATTTCAGAATCAAAAGCTGAGGAAATTCTCGGAGATTTGTTTGAAGATGTAGAAACAGTCACATCAACATATTTCTCTATCACGGGGGAAAAAATGGAACGTATCTGGGGGGGGCAAACAGGAGTAAGATAGTTCCAATCATTTGAATGTGGGAAGTGATAACAATATGAGTGGTTGAACTATCACTGCATAATGCACATAGGCAATAATCACGGAAAGATTGAAACACTTCCCATTTCATAAACCCAAAGGAAATAGCAATGAAGTTTTTATTTGCTTGTATTCTGATTGTAATTGCATTATACTTAGTTGGTAGTCAACAAGGTGCAATACAATCAATCAAAGACAACTTTGCTAGTGGTAAAACACAAGCAACAATCAAAGGATGGTAAAATGAGTAAAGGAAAACAAAAACTTTTGCTCTCAACATTGGAACTTTTCTTTTTTACTAACGATTACAATATTTACAAAATATTTGCTAATCTAAAGGAAAAGTATGCGACAAGCTAAATCTACAATAGGATCAAAGAAAGTCTATCGCAATAGATGTTCTAGGTGTAACCATAAGATTCCGAGAGGATATTATCTGGGTGAACCAATCTGTCAAGACTGTGTAGATAGACAAAGACGAAACCAGAAACCAGAATCTAAACCTAGCTTGTTTCAAGCTATTGCTTCAATGTTTTGGGATTAAAGTTCAAATGATTTGAATATTGGAGGACAATCGGATGCCAAAGTGGATCAATCCGCAAGACAACATAGGAGTAGGGCCATTTGTTCTAATCCTAGTCTTAGTTATTTTTACAATAATTGCAGTAAGGAGTTGCTAGTATGGGATGGTTTAGTAAAAAGAAACCAAAAGTATATACTCCACAATCAACAAAATGGACACATTGTAGAACTTGTGGTATTAGATACCCAGTTTATATGTCCAAATGTCCTAATAAAGCCAATCATAAGAAAAACTAATTATTGGCTTGTCGGTAACGTCATTCTGCATAGATGCACCGTTGACAAAGGCTCTAAGGCGCAGATGTAATGAAAATTATACTAGGTTCGATTCCTAGATGACGTATTTGTTCAAATGATTTGAAAGCTTAATGAAATACTTTAATGCTTTTGAGCTAGATAGAAAGTAGAGATAACTAATCCAAACGGGAGATAAAGTAATCATTAGAGTAGCTCTCTAGTGGTCTTTAACGTAGAGGATCATTAAAGTATTTCATTAAGCTTTCAAATTCTGATAATTTAGTTCTTGACAAACGTGAATTACTGTGCTATAATAATCAAGTTCAATTGAACTTTAACTAACAATCTTCAAAATGATTTGAAATATTAGACTTGTAAAAGAACGGAAGGGTAACAAAAGTTTTCTAAGGGTAGCTATAAGATAATTAATAACACTGTTTTATAGCGAGAGATAAGAAATTAAAAGAGAATAGACTTAATCCGGGAATCTCTGCTTTTTCTAATATTTCAAATCATTTGAATTTAACCAACCTTAAGGAGATTAAATCAGATGCCAGAAGTTACAACTTCACCAACCAAACAACGGGTGGTCAAACCGCAAACTGCTAAATCCGAACGAGAGATGACCGCCGGAATGCAGGCTATCAAGTTCGATCCGGCGGACTTAACAGTAGTCACCAAAAAACACCCATTGGCTGAAAAGCTTTACTTGAACCGAAATGATACCGAGTATCAAGCAGGATCACCTTCGGTTGAAGAATTTAAGCGTCAGGGACAACTTCAACCAATTGGATTGTTTCCGTATACCAATCCGAATACAGGACATAAAGAGCTAGTCGTAGCGTTTGGAGTTCAACGAAGAAATAAAGCTCTCGCTGGTGGAATGCAAGTCGAAGGTGTTGTGTTTCGTGATTGGACTCCCGAAGATGCTGAACAAGCGATGATTGCTGAGAATGAACAGCGCATTAACCTTAGTTTCAAAGATCAACTAATGGCAGTCAAACGTCTTGTTAAATTCCACAAAGAAGCTAAAACAAAGAATTACTTCGGTCACGTTGCTTCTTTGTTCAACAAAACTTCTCATCAATGGGCTAGGGATATGTATGCTGTATCACATCTTCCTCCAAAGGTGCTGAACAAGATTCCCGATGTTATCCCATTTGCTACAGCAATTCAGATCGCAAAGGCTGAACCGATAGAAGGACAAAAGATTGAGGAAGCTCAACTTTCTGCGTTCGATGAATTGATGGCTGATGAGACTACATTGAGTCAAAAGGGAACGGTTAGGGCTGAGAAGGCTCTTAACAACCGTGTTGGTAAGAAAACTGTTGATAAGCTTTCTGCTATTGAGCTTCGTGTGATTATCACAGATGACAAACTTGATCTTAGCTTGTCAGATGAAGATACTCGCGTACTCATCTCTGCTTTGCTTGGTGATCGTGATGTGAACGAAGTTCAACGGTATGGAATCAAGTGGTACAAACACGCTGAGAAGAAAGCTAAAGCTCCCAAGAAAGCTAAACCTGCTAAAGAAGAGCAGGTAAATATTGATGAGCTTGAGTTTGACTCAGACGACGATGATGACGATGAGTAATCAAATTTGAAGTTTAGGCTTCCTTAGACGTAAGAAATTCCTAAAATGCGGAATTATCCTAAACTTCAAATCATTTGAATGCGGTTTAACACGGATTGTCCTCCTCCGCATTCAATACACCTACCATAGTTTACTCGGCAGTGGCAATTATGGTAGGTGTATCTTTCTTCTGAAAGGATAGTTAAATGAGATACGCACCATTAACGATCACTAAATATCCAGAATACGCAAAACTCTATTCACAAGTTCATCACATCCCACCAAAAGTAGTTATTGAAAATGAACTACTTAACTGTGCAGCTTTGTTAGAAAACAAAGTACGCTTTCAAAAGCTTACTGTAACGGACGCTAGATACGCTTTGCTCAAACAATACCCCGTAATGAACATCAAAGGAAGAGAGTACAATCTTAATTGCATACCTTCCACTGGAATGTTAATTGCTGTTCACGGATATAAATTCCGTGCATCAGTACTTGATTTAATTCGTGCCCTTGATGGTTGCTTATGGGGTATACCTAAACAAAATAATATAACTGATGAAATTCAAATCATTTGAACAAGGAGAAAACAATGTCTAATCAATGTGCTTGTGGTGACATAGAATGTATTGATCGAAGAGAAGATTTAGCAGTAACAGATGCAAGTGAACCTTTCTTTTTCTATCTTCCAACACAAGAAGAACTTATTGAAATGGACTTGAATACTGAAAGCAATTTGATGGAGATTGAGCAATAAGGTAAAAGGAAGGGGGACTAAATCCCCCTTTACCTTTCACCAATTTACGCTTAACGATCAATTGCATAGGAAGGATGACTGTATGCGGGATGAGATTGAAATCATTATAGCACAAACTCAAAAGAAAGTCAAGTGTTATTCTGATAATAACAAATTAGAATTAGATGATGATTCAAATGATTTGAATTTCCGAACCGAAGGAACTGAGCGAGGAAATGGTGCTTCGCTGCATTGGTTAGGTACTTTTCTCGAATCAGATAACAAAGCTGTAGTTAGAAATAAGGAACCAGAAATTGCAATGAGATATGCAGTAGAGGAAATGGATAGGAGGATCACGGACTCAGACTTCCGTGATAGGTTTTCTGATAAAGAATCTTCGACGCCTGAATCCAGAACAGAGGAAAGTTTTAAGAAAGCACTTAGTAAGATTACACAATCATATACCCGAAGTATCTCATTGGTTACTAAGTTGGGAGAGTCTGATAAAGGTAGCAGATAGAAATAAGAAGTTTGGTAAAACTAAATATGGAAAGGCTAATCAAAGACCGTTCCAATTAGTTGAGAAGAGTATACCTATTACGCTTGATGAGAAACACTGGTTTCTTAGGATCATATACGATAAAGTAAATAAGCAATTCATTTTAGACATAAGAGAATTTGAACTTGAGCAAACCCGTATAGAGGACAAGTTCAAGGCAACTACTAATGGGATAAGCTTACCCATTCCACACTGGTATCAAATTCTTAACGTAGCTTTTAAGCTAATGCAGAAATGGAGTAAGAAATAATGGATAACTTAGCAGCTATGGAAAAATTCTTTAATCCTCCGTGGTATTCTGGATTATTAGATGCAGCAATATATGCAATTCCATTGATTATTTTATTTATTGTTGTTATGAATATGCTAAATGATTCAAAGAATGATAAATAAATAATTCAAATGATTTGAAAGAGGTAAAATGTGAATCAAATCAATCCATTGAAGCAGAAGATAGCACAACATTTTAATGTAGAATATAGTGGAGAGGATTATGTAGAAGATAGATTTGTAACTATCAAATGTCCATTTGTAGATCATACTACAGGTAAGAAAAAGGCAGGATTGAATTTTCATAGTGGGGTATTGAATTGTTTTGGTTGTCAACAAGCATTCTCCTTTGCTAAGGTAGCAGAGAAGATAGGAATAAAACTAGAGGAAGGAGAATTAGATTCAATAGAAGAAATGGTTGAACAACTTGCACCTAGTAAAAGGATTACATATCCCATTAAGAAACAGATTGCAGAGTATACAAAATTCTTAGAAGAGAAACAACTTACTCCTGAAATTGTAGCAAAATGGAAAGGAGAAATGATTGTAGATAAGGAGGATAAGTTATATGGATACCTACGATTTCAACTTAGTCAAGGTTATTGTGCAAGACGAATCATTGATTCCGCCAAAGGACTCGGAGATGGAGAAAGATTCTACAATAAAGGAACTAGAACATTACTTGGATTTGAAAATCTTAAATCATTTGAAACAGTTATACTTACCGAAGGAATTACAGACTTCCTTACATTGCAGCAGTGTGGATATGCTAACTCAATTAGCAGTATGGGGGCTAAGCTATCAGAAGCACAAGCGTACTTGCTCAGAAATAAAACAGTTTTCATATTATTTGACAGAGATTATGCTGGATACAGGGGAGCTATAGAAGCATCTGAATTACTTAAGAAATTCAAAGCAACTGCTATCATACTTGAACTACCAGACATAGATGGAGAAAAGGTAGATGTAAACAGATTGTACGGTGAAGACAAGCCTACGTTGATAGCTTTCTTGAAAACTGAGACTACTAAGTATGAACAGTTTGATACATCATACTTAAAGAAGTTAAAACAGAATCAATACGAATCATTAAGATTCTGGAAGACGAGTATAGAATCTCTTGATAAAGCTTTGAATGGGGGAGTTACTACTGGTATTTATGGATTTACAGGGGATACAGGAATAGGTAAAACTACTATAGCTACTACATTTCTTCCATCATTTGTGGATCAAGGAGCGAATGTATTACTATGTACTTATGAAGTTCCTAAGCTTCAGATGTGGGCTAGAATTGCTAGTCGTCAGTCCAAGTATTCTTTTGTGGAATTAGAAAGGGAATTTCATTTACTTGAGGATAAGATATATCAGTACACTGTTATACCACTTTCAAATCATTTGAGAATTGATAATAGTCCAAGCATCGCTCAGATAGAAGCAAGCATAAAGAAGTTTGACATAATCATTATAGACTACTTACAACGAATGAATCCTCCTTTTGGTGTAACTGATAGTAACCAAGCTATTGCTAAGAATAGTGCTGAACTTAGTAGATTGATGATGCAGTATGAAAAAACTATCATAATACTATCATCTATGTCAGAAGGAGGTACGATGTTTAAGGGTAGTGGTGATCCACGTTATACTAACGTAGCTAATTTTGTACTCCATAAACTTGGAGAGAAAACTATGAGCTTGAAGATAGAAAAGAATACAAGAGGCAAAGAAGGTGAAACTATTTTTCTTGAACCTAATTACCCTCACCAATTTATACTTGAAAAAGAAATAGGAGATTAATATGCTACCTAATTTGAATGGACAAAGTATTATTATGGATTTAGAAGTAGAAAATAAAAAACTTTCAAATGATTTGAATGCTGCATTAAAACTTCTTGAAGTGTATAGGAAGCACTTTCCACTAGAAGGATTAGAAAGAATATCAAATCAACTTAAACATAAACCAGAAATGATGGAAAGTTTTCTTGAACTTCAAACAGCGGAGAAAGAATATGAGAAAGCTACTAGCAAAGGACAAGATAGCTCAAGGATTCCTTCCACTAATACGGGAACCTAAGTATGATTGGCCGGAAGGATTTTATCAAACGGTAGATGGTAAAGCATCAAAGTTCAATGATGGCTTTATCGGATTCGATTTAGAAACTAAGGGACTTAATCCCTATCATCCACATTCTTTTGTTATTAGTTATGCAGCCTCTCCTGCTATTGGCGAGTGCTATGCTAATGTAGTTCAACATAATCACGAGAAATGGAATAACCATCATCGTGCAGTACTAGCTTATACGGTTGGTGAGTCATTCAAAACTTTAGTAGGTCATAACATTAAGTATGATCTTAGTTGGTTGATGGTTAAGTATCCTGATATGCCTATCAACGCAAGTGTATTTGATACAATGCTTGCTCAGTATTTCTTAGATGAGAATGAACCTGCACATCTAAGTGACGTACTTTCAAATCATTTGAATGAAACAGATTCTCATAAAGAGATGGTGAATAAAGCTGATCTAGAATCCGAAGCATTAGAAGATGTATTGCTTTATAATGCTAAAGATGCTGAAGCTGAAATGAGATTGCTTCCAGTAATGGTTGACAAACTTAAACGTCAAGGTTGTTTGAAATTAGCTTTAGTTGGAATGTCTATTCTCCCCATTCTCGCAAAGATGGAATGGAAGGGAGTAAGGATAGACTTAGAAAAAGCTAGAGCTACAAGAAAGAAGTTACTTGAACAAGCTGTTAGACAACGGATAGATTTACGTAACTCATACGGTGCGTTTGATCCTGATTCTCCCCAAGATGTAGCACGTCTAACATACGGACGTATGAAGTTTGTTGCTGAGAAGTTTACTGATACTGGTAATCCTTCTACTGACCACGAAGCATTAACAATGCTAAAGGATCAAGCAACTACAGATGAACAACTAATGTACTTAGCAGAAATGTCTGAGTATAAAAAGAATATGAAATTACTTTCTAGTGTGTATCAGAAAGTAGAGGAACAAGTGAAATATGATGGAAGATTCCACGCAAGATACAATCTCGGAAAACAATATGGAGAGGGAGTTGGTGGAACTGTTACTGGAAGGCTGTCAGGAAATATGCAACAAATTCCTAGGGGTAAAGAACATAAAAGTATTTTCGTACCTGCCAACGGATACGTGTTCATTGATGGTGACTTCTCCCAACTTGAACTTAGAGTTGTTGCTTATCTTGCGAGAGAGCCGGTAATGATACAAGCATTTGAAGAAGATAAAGATATTCATTCTGCTGTTATGGCAGACTTAATGCACATTGATTATGATGAATTGAATATAGCACTTGAAGATTCAAATCATTTGAAACACTCAGAATGGAAGGAACTTCGAGTAGCTATTAAACGTATTAACTTTGGTATTGTGTATGGTGTAGCAGGTGATAGGTTAAGAAGATTACTCCAAGTTGAGATGGGAATACACAAGACTAAAGAATGGTGTGATAATCTAATCAAACAATGGTTAGCTAAGTATCCCAAGATTGCAGAGTTCTTACAATCTGTTAAGGATAAAGCTGCTCAATTCAAATATGTTAGTATGGCTTTAGGACAAAAAAGAAGATTACCTGATGCAGATTTTATTGTATATGGTATGGAACAAGAAGCTAGAATAAATGCAGCTAGAGCATTAAGACAGGCACAAAACTTTGTGGTACAAGGATTAGCTAGCTGGATATGTTTAATTGGAATGATACTTGTAGAACAATATCTTGAAGATAGACCGGAACTAGATGGTCAGATTGTAATACAAGTCCACGATAGTTGTACGTGGGAAATACGTAAATTTCAATTCATTGATGAAGAAAAGAAAGATACTTTTTATTCAAATGATTTGAAACAAGTAAAAGAAGATATACAATATATTATGGAACATCGTACTAAGCAGTACATACATCAAGTATTTGGTGTAGATTTTAATGTTCCCTTGAAGTTTCAAACAAAGGTAATCAATCAATGGGAGTAACTATGCCAGAATATCTAAAAGCTATTTTAGCTTTAGTTTTTATTTACTTTATTTTTTATTGTCTTTATAGAGTTATTACAATAAAGGAGAAAAAGAAATGACAGATGCAATAAAAATTCAAATAGCGGAAAGATGTTGGGATGAACTTAGTGTATACGTAGAAGTATGGACTGAGCAGAAAGTTATAATTGCACCCTGCTCTATAGATGAAGTTGAAGCTATAGTTAAAATCTATAGAGAAGAAACTACAAAGGAGAGTGATGTTATCAAAGGGATTTGAGTTGGATCAATTCATCGCAGTAGTTGACATAGTTGCAGAGATAGTGTATAATGCACAAGTTGCTAAGGGATTCTATGAAGACAGTCCTACTCATTTTGGACTTCAAGCGGAAGATACTTTAAGATATGTGCAAGAGATAAGAACCTATCTAGGTAATAAGCTTATGCTTATGGTTACAGAGATAGCTGAAGCGCACGAAGCTATTCGTAAGAACCTAGATAAGTCTGAACATATTCCTGAATACACAGCATTAGAGGAAGAAATTGCTGATACTGTAATCAGAATATTAGACTTCTCAGGCTATAATAAACTTCGATTAGGTGATGCTATTAAAGCAAAACTTATCTTTAACCAATCCCGTCCACATAAACACGGGAAACAATTCTAATCAACGATGACAAGGGATTAGAATTTAATATTAACTGTCTAAAACAAGTTCAAATCATTTGAACTAGGAGATAATATGAATGTCGAAAGAATCTTAGAAGATCGTAGAGAGAAAGCAGAAAAGGAATCTTTGAAACAGGATGAAAGAAAATCTTCCATTCCTTTTCTAAAGGTTGGACAAGGTAAACATATTCTTCGTTTCCTACCCAAAGGTAATAAACAAGAAGGACTTCCATATAAATCTATTATAACTCATACTTTCAAGTTAAAGAATGAAAGTAGTGGGAGTCCTATTTATGTATATGCAACTTGTTACAACTGGTTGTTTGCTCATAAGAATGCAAAGGAAGCTACTATTCAACCGTTGATTGATATGGGCGTATTATCTAAAGCAGATATTAGTGCATTCAAAAAAAACCAATGTCCTGTATGTAGAGCACGAAGAACTTTATTCGACGGAGGAGAAGCTAAAGAAACATACCAGTCTTGCAATGTCAAAGGTACAAATTATTGGAACGTACTTCTACGTAGTGATAGCAAAATTTATGTTTACTCTGCATCGGATCAGCGTCATCAAGAAGTTACGGGTATGATTGAAATGTACCTTGATATTGATGAAACTACAGGACATATTGGAGAGAGCGCTGTCGATATTCTTGATCCTAAAGCTGGATATGATTTCATTTTAGGTGCAACAGGAGAGAAAAATAATCGTAGATACTCTTTGAATATCAAACCAAAGTCTTGTCCTATTGGTGAAATTGCAGATGGAGATAGACCTATTGATTTGATGACTGTAGTTGCTGAGACTACTAAATCATATGCTGAACTTTGTATGCTTCTTAAACGTATGCAAGGTAAACTACTAGCTTCTTATGGTTTTGATTATGGTATTGTTATGCCTGATGATAGAGGGCCAGCTAAGGAAGATAATACTTGGGATGACGAAGATGATGAACCTAAGAAATCTTCAAATCATTTGAAAGTTAAAGCTAAGTTAGAAGATGAAGTTGATCCAGTTAAGCAGATCATAGTAAAATCACAAGTAAAAGACTTTGATGATGGAAGAGATGCGACAAAAACTAAAATCAATCCTCTTACCGGAGTTAAACAAACTAAAGCTCCGTGGGATGATGATGATGAGGACGAGGAGGAAGAAGAAGTACCTATAAAAAAGCTATCTGCATATGGTGCAACGAAGAACACAAAGGTGGCCCAGAAAACTGTACTAGATGACGAAGATGAAAATTCTGATGACGATGATACAGAATTTGATGAAGGGTATCTTATCAACAAACGTACAGGTAAACGCATTCTATAGATTTGATACTACTTTTCTGGGGATGTGAATCAAAATAGTATAAACTCTATCAAGATTCACTGTCGAGGTTTGATTGGTAGTATCAAAAGGGAGTATGTATTAGCTGGGGCTGTTCGTACATACTCCCATTTTCTAACTTCAAACAAGGAGAAATATGTACATAGAATTAAAAGATGGAACTTTTATATTAAAATCAGATCAGGTTATGTGGATTAAATGGCTAGATAATAAACACCTTGCACTACTTAAATTAGTAGATGGTAGTGAGGAATGGTTAAGAAGCTTGGATGATTTTAATAGAGTTCGTGAAGCACTTATACCACAAAAGAATTCGAATGATTTGAAAGTAATAAATCTTGCTACAACTACAGTAAAGGAATTAAAAGAAGTTGCTAAAAAAAAGTACGCAAGGGACTATCATAAACCTGCTGATCTTTCAAAAAAAGAAGAAGTAGTAAACTTAGATTATCCACATCATTTTGTATTAGATAATAATAGTATAGATAAAAATCTATGCTTTTGTGGATTTTCAGAACTAAATAAAATTCATATTACAACTACTACAGAAGGAGTTCCCGTATGATTATTGATCTAAAGAAGTATCAATTAACAGATGAACTTCCAATGATTCTTAGTGAAGCATACGATAACTATGCAAGGAATGATTCTAATCCTTGCTCCATTTGTCGTGCTAATCCTGACCAACAAGGAAGACGTATGCACTTCCACGGCTCAGACTTTGGTCAATGTCCTAGACAGACTTACTTTAAGATGACTAAAGAAAAAGAATCATATTCTAAACCACTATCACTACATCCAATGTTTCTTAAAGATGGACACGTACACGAAGAAACAATTCTCAAATCATTTGAATTTGATAAATGCTTATCTATTCAATCAGGAGATGATTATAAAGGAAATATAATGGAACTACAAATTAAAGTTCCTTTCTTCGATCCTACTAAAAAAGTAGATGTTAAAGATGAAATAACCAAGTTCATTGCTAAACCAATTAAAAGTAGGGTTGTAGATGTACAAAGACATTATCTAATCATTACTCACTTTGATGCAGTAGGTACTTACAAAGCTGATGAAGATGATATAGGTACAGACTTTGGAATAGAATGTAAAGCTGTAAAGGATGAGACTTGGAAGAAAGTAATGGAAGGAGTAATAGAGGATAAGTGGTACGGTCAAATGCAATCCTATATGTTTGCTACAGGTATTGACAGATGGTATCTTGTAGTAAAAAATAGAATATCTTCTAGAATTCTTTCTCCCATTAGAATTGATTATGATCCTAAGTATGTAATCAATAGACTGACTAAGATGAATCAAGTCTACACCTTTGCTAACTACGGAAGAGAAGTTCCTATACCTACAGGATGGACTAAATCTAATCCAGAATGCCGCTGGTGCGATCATTCTGATGTTTGTTGGAATAAAAAGAATTCAAATGATTTGAAGGAGACATTATGAGTGACTTAAATAATCAAATTCAAAAAGCAATGCACGATAGAGCTAAGAATGCACATAAAATAACGATACTCGAATACATCGGAAGTGGAACAGATCAATATGGAAATTTTATTATTCTTCCAGACGGGAGTATTCTTTACCCCAGATTAGTACCAAGTAAAACAAAATTTGGATATAAGGAAGAAGAGGAGTACAATAATGGGAAGATCGAATAGTGTAAACTCTAATTTACTTCGTGTAGTTAGATTAGTTAAATCGAATCCCGGTTTAACTTCTAATCAAATTTATAATCTTGTACCATTTAATTTTACTCTTAAAAGCTTACGTATTTTACTTAGTCAAGCAAGACAGTTAAATTACTTAACACCTTATAAAAAAGGAAGAGATTATTTCTGGTACATTAAGGAGAAAGAATGCCAACAAGAACCAACAACAGTTATAAACGAGGAAGTAACTTTGAACGATACGTTGTAGAGAAGTTAAACAAACTTCCTACTTTTTTTTCTATTCGTAGTGCTGGAAGCCATACTGTATGTGACGTGTTATCGGTAGGAATAGGACTTAAAACATCCAACTATCCGACGGTATTATTTATCCAGTGTAAAACTTCTAAAGTTGAAACTATTCCCGATTTGAAGCAACTACTTAATGGAGAGAATATTAAACTTCTAAATAAATATCCAGTATCATATTACAACACACATAAAATCGTATTGTGGAAAGGTAAAGGTAGAAATAATCTTTATGCTTATAGATTTATGGATATAGATAAATCTTGGATAGGAAGTAAGATCAACTCAATTGAGGAATATATTTCTTCTATTATATAAGGAGATTTATGAAGAAATATAAAGTCAAATCATTTGAAGAAAAATCTATCAAAGATAGACGAGAGGAGATACGAAAGAATTATCCGCATCTAGGTAAGGATGAACTTGCTAATTCTTTTGTTAATAAAGATGTTCGTGATCCAACATCAGATGATCTAGAACTTCTTAAACTTATATGGTCTACTGAACCAATGGGATTCTTTGACCTTTGTAACGCAATGAGACAAGAAGGTACTTGTCCAGCTAAAGGAGAGAAAGCAGAATGGGGAGCACTGTTCAGACACTTAGGTGAATTAGAAGGTGCAGGATGGATTAAGTGTGAAAGGATTAAAAAGAATCTGGAAAGTCTACAACTGACAGATAAAGGTGCAGACGTAGTTAGAAACTTTGCAGATAGTAAAAGACCTATATTTGATGTACTAGACGAAGAACCTATAGAAATAATTGAATGGGATAGAGAACAAGCTTTTGGTAAAGATGATATTCCATTCTAAATTCAAATCATTTGAAACAAAGGAGATTAAATGAAAGGTAAAGGATTTTTTCTAATAGCCATAGGAATAGTATTGGGTGTGTTAATTCCCATTCTGGTAGTTGACTTTGTTAATTGGTTCTATGGATATAAGTAGAACAAAGAATAGAGGGTACTACTTAACGTACCCTCTATCCCTATCTCTTTTTTCAAAACTTCTCTCCAATTCCATTATCTCTTCTAAGTGTCTAACCTGTTCAGCCAACACTTTTATCTGTGCTTCTGACATTCCAAATCTGTTAGCAATGTCATAAGCAATCTTCCCCATCAATCCAAGTATAGTTACCTGTAAGGATAAGGTAGCTATAACTGCACCGACAATCCAGTTTTGCATATTTGTATACCGTGAGGACTACAGTATTAAATAACATTATTCAAATGATTCGAAAATAGTATAATTTTACTTATTATCAGATATTCCACCCAATCTTTGATGATTAGTTCTACCGAAATAGAATCCAATTATCAAAGAAAAAGAAGATGCAAAGAATACAGTTGTAGCTTCTATCTTAGGAGTATAAAAGATAGTAATAAGAGCATATAGTATAGATGATCCTACTACCATCAAAGCTATTTGACGCTGTGTGTTTTCCCACATAGCGTCGTTTAACCTTGCTGCGCTAGTATGTAAATCCTGCTCTACCGTTGTAGTAGCTTTAACAGGATTAGGAGATATAGGTTCCGATTCCATATACTATTTCAAATCATTTGAATTTAATTACCAGTAGTAATTGTAGTAGTTTTCTTTTTAAGTATAATAGCCCCATCTACTCCATCAGAAATATCATAATTCTTTAATTCAGTAGATGGAAATCCAAATACTTTCTTATAAACTTCTTCTTGCTCTTTCTGTGCTTTCTTCCATTCTTGTACTACTTCTGTAGGAGCGACATTAAGAATATTTAGAAATGCAATCTGTACAGATTGAGAAGCTATAGTTAGTTCATTGAGTTTAGATTTCTCAATAATGATTGGTTTATTAACTTCCTGTCCAAGAATAATTGGACAGATAATTACAAGTAATAGAATAAGTTTCTTCATAATTTCTCCTTTATGGTAGGTCACTAACATCAGGTGGTATCACTACAGATTGTGCAGTTTTCAATCTTCCTGCTTCTATCTTCTGGCGAATCACTGCTTTAATTTCACCCAGAGCAAATGCTCTTTTAGCTGCTGCTAATTGAGGAGCAGTTTCTCCTTGTGGTCTTGGTAGCGAAGCAAAATTACCTATATCACAGAGAATATCCACAGCAGCAAGTTCAGTTGGCACATCCTTAAATACGATGTACACTGCCGCTGGAATGGTAACAGCAGAATCTGTAATACCATTTCCAATACGCACTTCAAACGCCTTGCTATTTGCAGGTGTAGGAGTTATCTGAGCATAAGCAGTTCTACCAAAAACAAATAACAATCCTAGAACCATAACTAATTTTTTCATAAAATCTCCTTTTTCAAATGATTTGAATTTAGTTAAATTACTGTTGAACAACAATAGCTTTAAATGTACCACTAGCAGGATCACCACTAACTAGAGTACAGAAACGAACTGTGACGGTATCCGTTGCAGATACCCAAGCTGTATAATTACTATTAGCAATAATAGAAGCATTGGGTACACCAAGAATAACTGCATCACCATTCGCAGCACCAGTAATAGTGATAGTTAAATCTTCACATCCTAACGTAGCAAGATTACCAAAATCTAAAGTTGCACTACCTACTAAGGTTTTAGTAATAGTTCCTCCGCCACCTACTGCTATGCCAGTAGAATTTACAGTAAACTTACTACTATAAGTATTTTGAGAAGTTCCACTACCTCCTGCTGTAGTAGTTTGAAAATCAATTATTCCACCCAATCCATTACCAGTACTTGCACTTCCCTTTAGTGTCCACGCCACCCCCGCCGTGTTACTCGTTCCCGCAACCACGCTCTGCACGCTCGTCGTCTGCGCTACTGGACTAGCAGCATCCGCAGCACCGAAGGCGAGATTGGCGGCAGCGGCGCGGCGGAGGAAGAGATCGGGACTGCCAGAACTGGTGCTGGTACTGCTCGAAAAGCCAATAGAGAAATCAGAGGCTACGAATAATTGCTTGTTCGTAAAACCTAACTGCAAAATGCCGCCCGTACTTTCGTTGCGCCATACCCAGCTTGCGGAGTCCACATAAAGAGATTGATTCGGCGATGGAGACGTAAACAACAAGTGCTGTGCATTAAAAGCACCCGCCGCTGTAAACACTCCGCGACCAGCCGTAACACTGAATGCATTGTTCGCCGTCGTCGCACCACTCGCCGTGAGCGTCAGGGCCACGTTCGTCGCACTAGCACCAGTCGCTGTATTTGCAATTGTTCCGGCAGTAGTAGTTACTGTTCCCGTCTGCGCGCCAGATCGGGATATGTTTAGCACTGAACTTGTCGTGCTACTTCCAGCTGTGGAAGTAGAAGCTAGATTCATTCCCACGCCGGTGGTCAGCAAGTTGTAATTGAATACCGTGCCCGCCGTAGAACCACTGCCAGTCGTAACCGCTGAAGTAAATGTATTCAGCCCTGTAAACACATTCGCCGCACCCAAAAATGCAAACGTATCATTTGCATCAATAAGATTCCAAGTACGATTAGCAGTTAAGGTAACATCGAATGTTCTAGTAAATCCATCACTTGCACGTATCCAAGAAAGACGGCCACTAGAATCAGCATATAATCTTAATCCCCCCGCAGGAGCACTTGGGGCGCTAGACTGAGCGGCGAAGCCTACAAATCCTGATCCAGCCGTACCACTCAAATCATTTGAAATTGGAGTGATCGCACCTAATGTAAATGTAGCTGCTGGGGTCGTAGTAGGATTAGCTACTGAGCAACTAACACCATTCGCAGTAACACAAGAAAAACTTAATACAGTACCACTACCACTTAGATTTCTCCAAGCACTATTTAGAAACGCCCAAAGTCTATAATTTCCACCTACTGTATCAGATTGTAATACAATAGGAGAAGAACCATTATATGAAGTTGGAGTACCCGAAGGATTAGAAGCAGAATCAATCCTACTAATATACTGGAAACCATCTGTAGCTGATGCGGATAATGCACCATTATCATTGAATACAGAATTAGTAGTTCCGCCGCTATTATTAAATCTAATAATAGGTACACCTGACAAACCAATTCTTAAACTATCTCCAGTAGCACTTACTTGGTGATCTGCCCAAATACCGTGATGAGTAGTAACTCCAGGTTTAGAATACAGTGCCGTTGATCTAGTACAAGTTGCATTAGTTCCACAAGTATTTGATCCTACATAAACATTTACTTCATCAGTAACAGTAGATGCACCCACAAACGTAATAGTACGCCCTTCAAACAACACGGCACGATCTGTCGTAACATTTCCTGTAGCTCTCTGTAAAGAACGATTAAGATTAAAGTATACGTCAATAGCTTCAGATGAAGCAGTGATACCTGTATGATTAGCAGCAGTAACCTTCAATGCTTCAGGCATTGCGCCCGTAGATAAAGCTACTGGTTGAATAATCGTAGGTGCAAGAAAAGAAACTTTTCCTAGTCCTTTAACTGCATAAGTCTGACCAACGTTCGTATCATCACCACTTGCAGTTACAGACGGATTACTACCAGTAGCAGCATTAGCTACAGTCAACTCATTTACTGCTGATCCAGTAGCAGTAACTTTGAAAATCTCATTTCCATTCGTATCATCAATAGAAGTAATAAACTTCGGTCTAGTGGCAATTAGATTACCGCTAGAAAAAGTTATATTAGTTCCTGTACTTGTAGCACCTGTAACTGCCCCAAATGCACCTGCATTATTCCTTTGAATCTGAGTATCTGCTCCCGCCGGTGGAGTAGAACTTCCAGCAGCAGTTACATCTACAAATGTATTTGCTGCTACACAGATATGATAATGAATGGGAGATGCACCAATTACACCATATAACAATCCCTGATTAGCAACACACGTTGCAGGTAAGGCAGTAACAAACTTAATTTGTGTTTGAACTTTCTGTCCATTGGTTTGTGCATATCCAAAGGAAGATAGCACAAATAAAGTAAGTAGGATTGATAAGATTTGTTTTTTCATAATTCTCCAAATAATATTCAAATCATTTGAATTTCTTAGCTAAGGAATGTCCACCAATTAGTTCCATCAAAAAGAAGTCCAAGTGAGGATTGATCCCCACTAAAAATATAATTAGCTCCTCCGTCTATAGTACCACTAGCCGGAGTAAGTGTAATATTTCCATTACCTGTAGTAATCTTTAGATAGTATTTCTTTTTATCTGTAGGAGTATCTAACGTAAATGCTTTATCGGTTGTAGCATCTATCAATAAATACTCATCAGTAACTAAAAGATTGCCGTTAGCAGCTATACTCCTAGTTACCGGAGTGGAAGAAGTAGAAGAATTACTCCCACTACCTCCTCCGGCATAAGGCATCCAACCTATTCGATATGGATTTTCTTCTTTTCTTTTTACTTGTTGAGTACCTAACATTTGTAATGACATTATATCTCCTATGTTCAAATCATTTGAATTATGGAATTTGCCAATATACATTTCCATGTTTAACTAACTTCAATGCACCATAATTTGTACTAATAATTTTAGTTGATGCTCCATCTATAAATCTAGCATTCACAGTTTGAACTGTAATATTTTGTGTAGCTGCATTACCAACTTCATCCTTTACAACCACTACTCTTCCTTCAGGACATAATACAGATTGTGGATCAAAAAGATTTACTGTATGTGCTAATCCAACTAAACAAGCTAAATAATTTGCAGATGGAATAGTTTCTGTAAATGGATCAGTGGTAATTTCCTGAATAGCCATTCGTTGAAATAAGTTCATTAAAGGTTCTGACCTTCCAGCATTACTATTCCAAAATGTAGTAATCTTTGAAGCAGATAATGGACTAATATTCCCAGGTGCATTTATCCATCTATCAAATATCTTAATAGCTAATCCATCCGCATTATTATAAGCTGCTCCACCTGTAGTAAATTGACAACTTGGATCAATATAACTTCTTCCAGATGGTTGAACTAGATACAATGGCTGCACCGTACCTGTACTGGGTGATACAAAAGTACAATGATAAAATATTACATCAGAACCCACATCTACTTGTACTCCAAAAGAAGTAAAACTTTCAAAATTACAATTACGAAATGTAACTAATGCTGTACCTATGGCAGAGTTACCAACCAATACACAAGAAACTGCTCCGGTTCCTCCATCTAAACTATTACAATTAAACATATCAACATTTCCACGTTGAATGTAAAATCCATATTTCGTATCTGCAACTACACCGGCATAACAGTTAATTAAAGAAACACAGGGAGAATTAACTGCATCAATATTAAACTGATAACCACTATTAGCTGTACATCTAACATTCTTTAGAACATAAGAATACGTAGTAGTATTAGTTCTAATCCCATCTCCCCCACATAAATCTATAATACAATCTTCTATACAAAATAATGCACAATTAGCTCCACTAATATAAATTCCGTGTTGATTTGATCCTGTATTATTCCCACTTATTCTAACAAATCTTAATTCAAACTGTCTAGTTAAAGCGTTCGATATTGCTATAATAGGAGCATTTATTCCTGTACTTGTTAAACGAGATAATGGATATAATCCATTACCAGTTTGTCCCCATATACGAACTCCATTAGCCGGTATAGTCAGAGTTGTAACTTTAACTTCAAATGGAGGAAGTATAACAATCCTACCTGAACTAGATGCAAGATCAATAGCAGCCTGCATCTTAGCAGTCTCATTTGAACCATCTCCCAATACTCCAAATTCTGTATCAGGAAATAAAAAAACTTTGACCAGTTAAAGTTACTAATTCAGTTGGCATAAACTTCCTTTATTCAAATCATTTGAATATTTGTGTTTGAACTACATTCGTAGTAGGAACCTGTCCATTAGCAGACAAAGGATTCTGCAATCCTTGTCCTCTGACATCACCTACTGTACTACGTTTCTGTTGAATCAATTGCATCAAATTCAAATAATCCTGTCTATCTGAATCATACTCCGTTTGACTATCTTTCCTAACTGCTCCACGAATACTAGATTTCAGTCTAGTTAATTCTTTTCTATCCTTCAACATATTGATTTGTTGTTGAGCTTTCAAATCCATTTTAACTGGATTGATACCTGTAAGTATTTCCAAACCACGTTCCAAAGGTGTCTTATCTTCGTCACCTACATTGATATATGATTTCAATCCCGGAACCATAGTAGTCATTGTATAAGCAAGATAAGGATTCACATAAACTGATACTGCACCTGATCTTTGATCTACTCTATTTTCCCAACCCATTGCTTTTTTAGCAAAATCAGGAATAACTGAACCTATAGTTTTATCTATATTTCCCATTCTTCCAGCTTGAGTAATAGGTTTATCAGTAAAGAATTGATAACCTCTCTTTCCATTTCCTTCACCACTAGGAATCAATAACTCTAATGGAACTTTCAAATAAGGAGTCATAGCAGCGAGTACCGATTTCTCTACTGATCTACGATAATCTATCTCTCCTGTTCGTGGATCGTGTACAAAAATATTCAATACATCAAAAGGAGAAAGATTATTTAATACATTAAATCCAGCTTTTCCATCCTTATCAAATCCCTTAAATACCCTTGGCTGATCTACAGGAAATGAGGAACCAAATGTATCCTGCTCAGCAGGTGTTAAAGTTGTACCTGAAAAAAGTTTATCCATTAACTTAACAACTTTTTCTACTGTAACTGCATTCCCCGGTTGAGTAATTACATTTTGTAAAACCATCGGAATTGCAAATCTTTGATACGTATAAAAAGGAATAAGTCTCTTAAATACATTCTTTTCGATAAAGGATAAACCTCTTGAGTAATCAAATAATCCTTTATTAACTAATTTAACTGCTTCATTATGAGAATATCCCATACGTATTCCATTCATATAACCCATGAATCTTCCATAATCTTCGGCTAGAGAAGGCCAAGCCCACGGCCTAACTAACTCACCCGCTACACTTCCAATAGAATCTGGGTTATATTTTAGAGCATTACTAATCTTAATTTTTAGTGTCTCACCGCTCGCATCAAATCCCTTAATTACTCCTCCACTTAAAGCGTTATCTATATGCTCTACCATAGAAGTTTCTAAACCAAGTGAATTTTTAATCTTTATATCTTTAGCAAAATCATAAACTCTCTCCATTCCCATTATATTCGATAATGCTAATCTTGATGCTGTAACTGCATCTTCACTAAATTCAGTTTGAAATAATTTCTGTACAAAATCTGGCAAAGCAGTAGTCTGTTTTGATCTAAACAATAATCCTAATCCTGCATCTACAGCAGCTAAAGGATTAAACGCCTTAAAGGCTTTTGCATTCTGAACCATTGCCATCTGAATAGTGTTTGACACTCCTTGTTTTGATCCCGAACTAGGTTTAATAGCATAAGCCAACCTTTTCCAAATACTTTGTCCTGCATCCATTACTTGAATAATATTTTTAATTTCATTATTCATTGTAGATGGATATACAGAATCACCCAAAGACTTAATAGAATTTTGAACAACTTGAGGAAGTTGATTAAATTCCTTATTAGTTAATTGTGCTCCATATTCTCCTTGAAAATTAAATGCACTTCTAACAGTATCGTTAAATTGAGCTACTGCAAGCTTCTGCCTACTTTTCAACATACGTTGAGCATAGACATTAAGTGCATCCATTTCAGGAACATTCCCTGCTGCTCTAGCTTCGGATATAGTTAAGTAATCTCTAGCTTGAGATGATCCAAGAAAAGTGGAAGTTCCAGAATTAGTTACAGGTGGTTTTAGAACATTGGTCACTCTATTTGGATCAGCTAAAACTTCATACTCTCGATGAGTATAATTAGCAATATTAGAATGGAGAAGATTAGCTCTCATTTCCAATTCTTGCATCTTACTATATCCGTTGTACATTGAAGATACAAATGCAAATTCATCTGGGTTTAACTTAGCAGCGTTCAAAGCATCTGTCTTTAATTGAGCAGCTTCTTGTACAGTTAAAGTTCTCCCTAATTGCTCCTCTTGTAATCTACTGACATCATCTAAATTATACATAGTTTCCTGAATAAACTTTCTACGATCTTCAGGAACTTTTACTCCCATTGGACGTACATCTCTAATTAACTGTGGAGTAAGACTATCAAATGTATTTTCAATATCTCGAAAAGCATCAGTAAACTCTTGTGGAAGAGTATCAAACTCAGCGTACTTATTAAAAGTACGATTAAGAGTTTTAGCGCCTCGGATTTTATATGCAAGATTTGAAATATTCTCAGCGAGATTGTTCAAACCTAATTTATCAAATAATTGTTGTGTTCCTTTAATATCGTACTGCTGACCAAAAGGAAGTCCGACTTTTAATCTAAAACCTTCTGGTTCAAAAAGTTTCAAATCATTTGAATTTAATGAAGCTAATCTCGAAATTCTTTGTTCGACAGTTTCCCTAACTTCATTATTAGTCATAGGATCAAGTACTCCACGATAATTTGCATTTCTCAAATCACTGTAGATTTCCTTAGCAGCTATTGATTCTGCATCAGACTGGGTTACTTGTCCAGCAAACTGTCTTATAATTTCATTAGTTCGATTATTCAATTCATCAAAGTATCCAGCATCTTTAAGAATAGAATGTCCAGCAGGACTAAATGTAGTTTGTCCAGTTCTAGCAGCTTGTCTAGCCTCTACGTTTAATATCTCATATACATCAGCAGGAGTAGATGCAAGAAATCTTGCCTTACTTGTAACTTTCTGTCCCCATTCCAAAGCTTTCAATCCATCTACTGCTAGTGTCTTTCCTCCAACTCTTAAACCAGACTTAGCTAATCCAGCACCAAGATAAGTAGCAGGATCAAAAGTTAAATCAGCTAGAAATCCAAGCATAGTTGTAGCTACAGGATTTTCTTCTGCAAACTTTGGATTCCTTTTCTTAATCAAATCTCCAAAAGATAATCGTAATTTTGGATCCCAAAACTCACTTCCTGCGTCTTGAAGATTCTGTAATAGACTTTTAGATACATCAGCATCAGAATCAAAAAATCTAGTTACTGCATAATTTGGTCTACTTAAAATATCCAATACAGGAGAAAGAGTAGAAACTGCACTATGTATAATCGAAGTTCCAGGTGCTCCATAGTTCTTAACAAAATCTGGAACAAACTTATTAGTAATATCTTGTAATACAGAACCTCCATACCCATCTACTTGACCAAGAGTAGGAGATTCAGGAGAAGGTGGAGGAGTATATGGAGGAGGCGAAGGAAGGTTAGTCTGCTCTCCATAAGCAGGAATATAAGGAATATTAGTTTGTTTTGGATTTTGAGGCATCAATATTCAAATCATTTGAAGATTTACTTCTTACCGATCTTACGAGTAGTTGATCTAATCTGTAATCCTTGAATTACAGCATTGATAAAATCTGCATCTTCTGGGTGAGCTTGTGCTGTATTCTGTAATCCTACAATTGTTTGAGCAATACTATAACCACTCTGTAAATTCTGTTGGGCCCATTGAGAATAATGCTGCATTTTTAGTTGTTGTTCTCCCCCCTGAGTTGGTACGTTAAGATACGATGCTTCATTACCACTATCCATTTTAACACCTGCGGCAGTAGGATTAGACGCAGTATTATTAAACACAGAACTAATACCAGAATTTCCTGTTCCTTTAATAGTAGCCCTACCCTGTGGGGTTTTCAAAGCTTCTACAGCGTTAGCTTCATCAGCAATCTTAATCATCTTCTCACCTTGATTAGCTACTCTCTGGAATCCTTGAATTTCCCCAGTAACAGGGTCTTTAGGCGCATTAGATTTTTCAACAACCATTTGTTGTGTTACGGGTTTATTTGTTTGAGGATCAATTTGTGGTTGTCCGTCTGCTCCAGTTACAGGAACATTGATAACAATAAAATCATCCTTCATTCTAGCTTGAATATATTGATTAGCTTGTTTATCCGTTAATCCCGAACTAACCCCACTTCCAGAACGTCCCGCTCTAACTGCCCTTATCTGTGCGGCCATTGCTCTAGTTGCGGCCGCAGAAACTGCACTAGCTTCAGAAGGAGATAAATCCTCACCTGTAAAAATTTTACTTCCAATAGTATTAGCTAATCCCGCAGGAACACCACCAACAATTAAAGACATCGTTTTATCAAATCTATCTTTATTTTCTAATCTATCTTGCTGATACCAGAATTGACCTTCGGTAGTATTCTGTTTCTCTACGTCCCATTGATGTTGAAGAATAGCTAATGCTTTATGTCCTTCTAATTGTTTAGCATCCCTTGCGGTATTGGAATTAAACTCAATCTTATTCTTTTTAATAAAATCATCCATATTCTCTTGACGAGTTTTATCTCCGCGAACTTCTGCTCGATTCTCAGAACGAATTTGCTGTTGTTCTCCTAGTTGATTACCTAATACTTGTAATCCGAATTGACGATTAAGTAAAGCAAGTTTTTCATCTCTATCCTTTTGAGCTTGGTCAGCTTGAAACTTCATCTGTTGTTGACCTTGAATCTGAGATTGTAAAGCTCTACCTGGGTCTTGAGATAAACCAACTGATCCACCTTGAGCTATTGCTTGTATAATTTGACCAATCCTATCCATAGTAGAAGGTGGTTGTACAACCTGTTGTGGAGGAGTAAGAAGTTGACGAACTAATTCCATTGGATCAACTTGATCCTGAGACTGAGTAGCAGCACTAGGAACGTAGTTAGGTACATCAGGAACTATTCTTGGTCTTGTGTTATCACCTTGATCGAACATAATTTCTCCTTATCAACTTAATATTAAATTCAAATGATTTGAATTATCCATAACCACCATCTCCTCCAATTGGAGGAGGTCCACCATTACCTGCTCCACCAAATATACTTCCTAATCCTTTCAAAGCTCCTCCACCTATTAATGAAGAACCAACCCCAAGCACTCCACCTAATATGGAACTAATCAATTGAAGATGCGCTGCTCTACGTTGTGTAGCAGCTTGAGCTTCAAATTGATCCCTTGCTAGTCCATACTGTTGTTCAAATTGAGATTGTTGATTAGAAATCTGTTGTTCAGATTGACTTAACTGTGTACCAGATACTTCTCTCTGTAAAGCCTGATTTAATAAATTAGTTGCAAAACCTAAATTACTATTTCTATTTGCAGTAGCCTGCTGTCCACCTTGTCCATACTCCTCACCAGCTAGTGCAAGATTACCTTGTTGTGCTTGAGTAAGATATTGCATCACAGATAAAGCTCTATTAGCTGCATCAGACTGAGCTTGAGCTTGAACCAATCCTTGACCCTGCAATAATCTATTCGCTTGAGTTCCAGCAAGATTACTCTTATTTATTCCTTTACCATAAAGATCAGCAACCAACTTACCGGATTGGTCAGTAAATTGTTGATTTAACTGACCTTGTGTATTCTGATTTATTGTATCAAGATACTGTTGTGTAGTTGCATCAATAGGAACAAATCCTTTAGTTCCTCCAAGTTGATTAGCATTAGCCATCAACTTATCTAACCACGTTCCTACGTCACTATTATCCGTAGCTGTAGGAGAGTTAGGAGTAAGACCTAAAGCATCAGTAGCAGTTTGTCTACCCGGAACTTGTCCAGTATTAGTCTGTCCAGCTACATTTAATCCGGGAAATAATTGAGGAAGTATTTGTTTAACTAAATCCTGTTCACCCGCACCAGATTGTTTATCAATTAAAGAACCTAGTTGAGTAGTTTCTACTTTACCTGTATTTATTCCTAAATTAGAATCCGTATTACGAAAAGCTTTATAAGTCTTTCCATCAGGCATTGTATACTCAACTTCAAGTGGAGAGATTTGACGTGTAACCTTAGCACCTTCTGGAAGAGTATCTTCAATCTTTCCAAAGAATTCTACAGCAGCTTTATTATATTCTTCTGGTGTAATAACATAATGCTTATTACCCCCCGATAATTGTTTTTGTCTATCAAGAATAAACTGCTCAAACGAAGTTCTAGCTCCAGTAGCAACACTCATAACTTCTCCTTTCTTCAAATGATTTGAACTAATTGATACCAAAACCTTTTTCAACAATAGTTTTAGTTTGAACAATATCATTATCAGCAACGGCTTCACCAGTTATAAAAAATGTATTATTCACAGTAAAATCAAATCCAGTAACTACAGAATTAAATCTAACTTCTGTAGCTCCGCAAACAAGTCTCCCATCAACCTTAATTTGACTTACTCCATCGGGATCATTTTGAATATCACACTCAAGAAACCACGGCTTATTATTCTCAGTAATAACTCCTGTTGCTGCAATAATTGTAGTACCTGATGTAGTAGTAACTTTGAATTTTAACTGCTTATTATTTCCATTAGCAGCGGTAAAGCCAGCCTTTCTTACTCTAGCATAAGTTTTATTTGTGCTAAGAACTTGCGCTCCCATAATAAAAGAATGTAGAGTATCTTCTCCTCCGCCAACATTTCCTACACTTGCACCGTTAGCCACCAAACTTCCCATCAATACCATTAACTGAGTAGATGGTGTAACAGATTGTTGAGATGCTACCACTCTAATTTGTCCCGTATTAAGGAGATCAACACGAGGAGTAGATTCACCATCCTTATAAATAGCAATAGCTCTACCACTTGCAGATAGAGAAATTTGAAACTGACCGTCTGAAACAAATAATTTTGGAATGGATGCAGGATTAGGAAGAGAAGTTCCTCCTAAATATAAACTATTTAATACATCTATCCCATTGAGTAATTTAACCAATTGATCGAACTCAGAATCTACTTCCGAAGATCGAATAGTTGTGCCGGGACTAAAATCAAATAATCTTGACAATAATGACATAATTCACCTTATGCTCTCGCAATATTTGGTTTACCAAAAGTTACTTCGATATTATCTCCAACTTTAACATTTTCTCCAACCTCAGATTGAGGAACACAGATATGACACATAGGAGAATCGCATTCTAATCTTACCATAATCTCAGTAGGATAATCTTGTGTATCATTGGATTCACTATCATCCATCATCTCATAGTCTTCACGTTCCTCAATAGCTTTTACTTTGAATCTCATTGAATAGCTCCTATATCATTTGCTTGTCTACGATTAAGAGGAACAATCTCAAGTGATAAATTACGAAAAGTAAAACCTTGATTCAAATCATTTGAAATTAGAAATGTACAGTTCATAGCTTTTCTTCCTCTTGAGTTTCTTTTGAATTGACGATAAACTACAAAATCTTTTTTTGTTTCTTCATCCCATTGAGCTTCGTCCCATAAAGATACATCCCAAATTGCAGCAGTTGTTTGTTGCTGCATATCAAAATTAAACTCATCACCATAACTAAGAATCTTATCAAAAAAGTATCTAAGTTTAATCTTCAAATCATTTGAAAAAAGAGAGCAATCAAATCCAAATCTATGATATTTCTTTCTAATTAAAGGTAAAGCAAAATTAAATGCTTTAGTTTCAAAAGATTTAGTATAAGTAAATCCAGTATCATCAAACTTACTCAATACCGAAGTATCCAATAAAGAAGTATCCCAAGTAGCTATATCCCAAAGACCGTTATAATTATAAATTTGAGGACGATATGAGTAAATTTTTTTATCTTGTGATGCAACTAAAGTTAAGTTCTCTCCATTAACTAAAAGATTAGTTGCCCAAGTTCCTGCTATACTTCCATCAAATCTTAACCATCTATTTTTTCCTTCTTGACTTCTTGCATAATCAAATAAATAAGTTTCAAATATACCACGTACACTAGAAATATTTGGCATCATCAACCAATATTGATTAGCCTTTTCACAAACATATGCAGAAATTTCAGGAGAATTTTTTCTATAAGTCTGAAGTTCTAAAACCTTTCGAGAAATAATAATTGATTTAAGTTGACCTAGTGGAGCTTGTATTAAAGAACAAATTCCATACTCGGAAAGAAATAAAACATCATTTAATACTCCTTTAATCGAATAACCAGAAACGCATCCAATACCACTAGAATACTCAGCAGCAAAAAGATTACTAGAATCATAAGCGTTCGTCCCATCTAATGCACCTATAAAATAAATCTTTTTTCTTTTGAATACAAATAGTTTTCTATCAAATACATAAATTCCTGTAATTTTATCTCCGTCATTTTTACCAACATCTATTTGAACAATACCATTAGCACCAGTAGTTATCCAATCTTCTGGATCACCAAGTTTTGAAGATACTACGGTATTAGGATTATTCGCATCTACTCCCCATACTCTCTCATTCCAAACACAAATAAACTTTAACTTTGATGGACTACCTCCTAATAATCCTA